CTCGATGCTCGCGTCCTTGAGCGTGCCCAGGTGGGCGCGCCAGCCGTTCGAGTTGCGCGTGGTGACGTCGGCGTCGCCGCGCTCGATGTTGAGGGTGACGTCCTTCGCGTCCTTGATCTGCGTGCCGCCGACGGTGAGCACGCAGTCCAGACCGAGCTTGTACTTTGCCATTTTCGGGTTTCCTTTCGAGGGGTGAAACTTACGAGCCGGAGCCGCCGGTCACGTCCAGTTCTGGCGCGTCCGAGGAGCTCGTCACGGGCGCCGGGCGCAGCGTCACGGAGACGCTCTCGGCGTCCTCGAGCGGCTGCGAGCCGCCGAAGTTGGTGACGACCATCTTCGCGGTGAAGGAGACGTTGCCGCCACCGAACACGACGTCGACCGCGGCGCCGGAGTTGAAGAGCGTCGCGAGCTTGGTGCCGTCCGCGCCGCCGGTGAGCAGCTCGAACTCGATGGAGGCGTCCATGAGGGTCGGCATGTGCATCCGCCAGCCCTGGGCGGCGCGCGTGGTGACGTCGGCGTCGCCCGCCTCGATGTTGAGGGTGACGTCCTTCGCGTTCTCGATTTCGACGGAATCCACCGTGAGGGTGCAGTCCAGTCCGAGTTTGTAGGCCATTTTCGTGGTTCCTTTCGGTGGTGTGTTGGGAGGGGTGGGGAAAGGGTGCTAGGAGGCGGCCGTCACGGTCGCCTGGAAGTGCGCGGCGATGTACGGCGCGCAGCGCTCGAGGGCGGGGCCCATCACGGAGCGGCGCACGTAGTGCCGCCCGTAGTACTCGCCGCCGAACTCGTGCGCGTTCATCGCGAAGCCGACCTCGCTCGCGATCGGGCCGACGACGGCGGCGAGGTCGCGCGCCTCGACGGCGTAGCGGATCGCGCGCCTCGCCTGGCCGCGGCGCGAGTGGACCGGATGCCAGACGGGCGCCGGCTTCGGGTCCACCTTGATGGAGAGCATCGCCGCCTTGCGGATGTACGCGGCGGCGAGGCGGATGCCGAGCGCGGTGCCGCGCAGCATCTTGTCGGCGACCTGCCCGGCGCGCAGCTCCGCGCGCACGTTCGCGTTGCGGATCCGCTCCTCCTTCCTGACGAGGGCGTTCTCCGCCTTGCGCTGGAGGAGGAAGCGCTGCGCGGCGCGGCACTCGGCGGCGTACTCCGCCTTCGCGGTCCGCAGCGAGATCCGGCCCTCCTCGTAGAGCTTGCGCCAGTAGCGCTTGCCGCGGAGGCCGTCGTCGTGCGGGCCGAGGACGCCGCCGGCCCGCGCGAGGCCGATGCCCCGCACGAGCGGCCGGTCCCAGTAGGCGGCGTTGGAGACGCGCCGGCTCACGGCTCGCCCCCTTCGCCGCCCGGCGACTCGTCGCCGCCGGAGGATTCGTCGCCCCAGTCGTCGTCGCCCGCGTCCGGCTCGTTCGGCGTGACGCCGATCAGCTCGACGCGCGCGGAGCCGGCGAACAGCCCCTGCTCGAGCCAGAGCTCGGGGTGGTAGAGCGGGTCGGTCTTGACGCTCGCGACGGCGAAGCCGCCGCCGACGGAGGCGCCGGAGAGGATGCGCGCGATCTTGCGCACGTCCTCGACGAGCAGCGGGAACTCCGCGTCGGTCGCCTTCTTCAGGACGCACACGTCGAACGCGACGCGCTCGGCTCCCGCGACGCGGGCGACGGGGTCGGCCTCGACGGACGCCGGGACGACGACGACGCGGCGCGCCGCGGCCTCGGTCGCGACGCGCTCGATCTCGAGCACGTAGTCCACGGTCGCGCCGTAGCGCGCCGGGAGGCACGCGCAGATCCCCGCGGCGAGGTCGGCGATGCTCGTCATAGCGCGGCCCCCGCCTGGAGCTTCGTGTGGACGCGCCGCGCCTTGTGCAGCGGATCGCTCCACCGCCAGCACGGCTCGCCGCCGACGGACAGCACCTCGAAGGCGCGCCCGTGCCACGTCACGACGTCGCCGCGCCGGGGCTCGAGCGCGCCGAGCGCGTCCGCGCCGAAGATGAAGTCGCGCGTCTCCGTGCGGATCGTCGCGCCGGACGCGGCGACCTGCGAGAAGACGGTGCGGCCCACGACGGCGGGGACGTCCCGGAGCGCCACCGCCGCGTCCGTCCCCCGCGCCGCGCGCGAGTACGAGACGAGCTCGCCCGCCGCGCCGGCAAGGTCGGCGCGGAGGCTCGCGGTCCCTTCGTCGAGCACGTTCATCGGCGGGCGGGCGTGGCGGGGTTCCCTTCCGTTCCCTGCGGCGACTAGCCGAGGCGGACGCGGACGGCCGTGTCGCCGGCCGCGCCGGCGGCGACGACGTAGCCGATGCGGGTGAGCGCGTCGGGCAGCGAGTCGTCGTCGGAGCCGTCGGAGGTCGTCGCGTCGAAGGTCGGCGCGCCGTCCTTGCCGAGGTACACGGCGGTGCCGACGGGGACGGCCGCGGCGAGCGCGGTCACGTCGACGTCGAAGACGCCGGCGAGGGCGAGCGCGCCGAGCGCGCCGGCCGCGATGGGGAGCTTGGCGACGCCGACGGCGAAGCCGAGGTCGACGAGGGCGCCGGCGGCCACCGCCGCAACGGGCGTGTAGTCGATCGTGTCGGCGTTCTGGACGAATTTTGCGGACATTTTCGGATGTTCCTTGTTTGGGGTGTGTGTGAAACGGGGGCGCGCCGCCCGCGCCGCGGAGGGCTAGGCCGCCGCGGCGCGGGGGAGGCGCGTGCGCCTAGTTGGCGCCCTTCGCGAAGACCATGCCGCGGGTGTCCTGCTCGCGGACGCCCACGTCGAAGTAGACGCGCCAGGAGATCCCGAGCTCGTCGAAGTCGACGTTGCCGCGCTCGACGGTCGGCGCGCGCTTGCCGCGCAGGTAGCCGATCTCGAAGGCGGGCAGCGTGGCCGGCTCGGCGAACAGGTACCAGCCGGTCGCCGACGCGAGGTACGGCGAGCCGACGACCTGGAGGCCGTAGCGGGAGAGCGCGTTGAACGCGGGGCGGGCGACGTCGGTGGAGCCGGCGACGACGACCTGGAGGCCGTTGACGATCTCCTCGGCGTCGATCTCGAGGTCCGCGGGGACCACGAGGTACTTCGGCATCACGTTGATCGGCTGCTTGTCCGCGTCCTTCTGCTTGCGGAACGCCTCGACGGCCTTCTTGAGCGAGGAGAGCTGGAGCGCGGAGGTCGTGCCCGTGAGGAAGTTGCCGTGGTCGGCGTGGAAGAGCGCCTTGCCGTCGGCCTGCGTCGGGTTCGCCTGGAGCCGGGTGAAAAACAGCTGGTCGACCTTGCGCGCGGCGCGGCCGCCCATGTAGGCGGGGACGCGGAGGAACGCGCCGAGGTCGTCGTTGTAGATCATCTGGCGGGTGAGCGAGAACATCTTGGCGTAGGTCTCGAGCTTGTTCGTCGCCTTCTCCTCGCCGAGCGAGCCGTGCTTGATCTTGCCGTCCGGCGCGACCTGCTCGAGGTCGCCGACGTCCGTGAGGCGGTAGCGGTCCGCGACCTTGAAGTCGTTGAGGTCCGCCTTCGCGCAGAGCTTCTCGGCGATGATCGGCTGCGCCTTGTACGCGGCGAGCAGCTTCTTGTTCGCGACATCCGAGAGAATGCCGGGGAGCTGCACGGTGGAGAACGCGGCGCGGATCGTCTCGTTGTCCATCGTGACGCCGGGCGTGCCGCCGGAGGCGCGGACGCACTCGCGGACGACGTCGCGCAGGCCGATGCCGGCGTACTTCGCGGCGGCCTCGACGGCCTTCTCGTTGCCGCCCTTCGCGAGGTCGGCCTCGTCGAGGCCCGCGGTGATGGCGAGCGCGGCGGCGAGCACCTTCTCGGTCGGGGCCTCGGCCTTGACGGCCACGGAGGGCGCGGGCGCGGGGCCGCGCTTGCGCAGCGCGGAGACGAGCGCGGCGTTGGTCGCCTCGATCGTCCAGCCCTCGGCGACGGCCTGGGCCTGGATCTCGGGGAACTCCCCGCCGCAGGCGGCGGAGATCGCGGAGACGCGCTCGCGCTCCGCCTTGACGGCGGCGGCGGCGGCGGCCTCGATGTCGGCCGCGGCGGGCTTCGCCTCGGGGGCGGGCGCCGGCGCGGGATTGGTCGGGGCGGCGGCCTCGACCTGCTTCGTGTCTTTCTCTTCCATCTTGATGATTTGGAGGTTCGGGGTTGGTGTGAAAGCCGCCGCGACGTGCAGGTTGGTGGAGCGGTCCGCGCCCACGGCGACGACGCTGACCTCTCGAAGGGTGGTTCTGGTGGCGAGCACGAACGGCGCCTGGAACGAGCGGCCGTTCACGGTGCGCGTGCCGGACATCACGCGCTCGGCTGCGGAGATCTCCGCGCCGATGGAGAGTTGCCAGTCGGCGCCGAGCTTGCCCTGGCGCACGATCTCGCGCGCGGACTCGGTGCCGGAGACGATCTCGCCCTCGATCTCGATGCCGCGGCCCGTCCGCTTCGCCACGACGTTGCCGAGCCGGTCGTCGGTGTTCCACGCGTTGTGGTTGCGCAAGAGCGGCACCTTCGCCGGGACGGTCATCCCGGCGAGGTCGACGACGACGGGGTCGGGGTTCCAGCCCTGGCGGATCGCGCCGCCCGAATAGGCGACGCCGGAAACCTTCGCGGGCTTCTCCTCCTTCGTCTCGGGCGCGGGCTTCGCGTCCGCGGCGGCGGCGGCCTGGACCTCGGCCGGCTTCGCGGTTTCGGGCTCGGCCTGCCCGGCCTTCTGTTCGGCGGCGGTGTCTTCGTTCATCGTTCTCTAGTCCTCGTTCGAGTTGGCGGATTCGTCGTCGAGGGCGTCGCCGGGGTCGGCGCCGGGCTGCGGCAGGCCGAGCTCCTTGAGCAGGTCGCGTTCCTTCGCGATCTGCCGGACCTCGGCCTCCCAGTCCTTGCCCTGCTTGGCGTACTCCGCCGAAAGGGTCGTGGTGAGGTTCGCGAGGCGCACGGCCTGCGCCCGCGCCTCCTTGTTCGGATCGACGTGCTCCTGGCCGTCCCAGTACCAGACGAACGGCACCTTCGCGGCGTCGAGCGGGCGGTTGCGGAAGAGCGCCCACTCGCGGAGCCAGCGCCGGAAGAGCGGGTCGAGGAGCCGGCGCTCGGTGAAGTCCTGCTCCACGCGCAGCGAGCGGAAGTAGACCTGGTGGTCGAGGCGCCCGCTCGCGTAGTTGTAGCCGGAGCTGTTGCCGGCCGCGACGTTGAAGGGGATGTTCAGGCAGCGCGCGATCTCGTTCAGGATCTCCTTCTTGAACTCCGCGTAGTTGCTCGCCGGCTGCTTGGGATCGAGCTGCCCCATCTTCCAGCCCTCGGGCAGCGTCGTGACGAGGTTGCGCTCGAGCGCGATCGTCTCGAGCGGCTTCACGTCCGCGGCCGTCTCGGGCGGCATGTCCGTGTAGAGCACGGCGGCGAAGTCCGCGGCGCTCTCCGCCGCGGTGAGCACCGCGAGCGTGTAGCGCCGGAGCTGCGCGAAGAGCGGCAGCGCGGGCGTGAGCTCCGGGACGCCGCGGTGCTGGCCGGGCCGGTCCTCGCGGAAGAGGTGCGCGACGGCGCTCGCGGGGTATTCGATCGCGGAGTCCTCGCGCTCGCCGAGGCCCCAGGGGGAGCCGGGGTGATGGTTGAGGACGCGGTAGAAGAGCGGGTTGCCGAAGCGGTCGTAGCGGATGCCGTCGACGTGCTGCGGATCCTCGTCCGCCGCGTCGTAGGCGCCGCAGACGCGGTCCGCCTCGACGAGCTGCACGTCGAGCGCGACGGCGTCGAACGGCACGCGCGGGTTGACGACGAACAGCGCGAACGCCTCGCCGTCCTGCGCCCGCGCCATCCGCACGGTGCGCAGCTTCTCCGGGAGCCCGATCGCCTGCGACCAGATCTCGAAGTCGCGCTCGATCTCCGCGCAGAGCTCGGGCTCGTCGGGGAGCCGGACCTGAAGCGCGGGCCCGGTGCCGACCATGTCGTTGGCGAGCGTGAGCACGATGCCGCGGGCGTAGGAGTTGTTCGCGACCTCGTAGCGCGCCCTGGCGCGGAGCGTCCGACGCACGTCGGGGCTCGCCTCGGCGTCCGGCGAGAGCCAGCCGGCGGCGGACCAGTGCCGGCGGTTGTCCGGCGTCGTCTCGGCCGCGTCGTAGCGCGCCTGCACGCCCCGCTGGAAGCCGCGGTTGAACGCGGCGGCCGCGGTCGCGATCGACGAGGCGCGCGCGGAAGAAGCGGCCGCGGCACGTGGGCCTGCGGCGTGGCGGGGTGCGCGAGAGCGCCTCGGGGCGGGAGCGAGCGCGGTGCTCATCGGATCGCGCCTCCCGCCTCCATTTTCGCCAGCCGGAACCCGATGCCGCGGCGAGACTCCGCCGCCTCCTTGCTCTTCAGGTAGCGATCGAAGGCGATCTGGTCGGGCAGCGAGTGCTGCTCGACCCGCTGGCCGTCGACTTCGACGACCTTCGGCTTCGTGGCCTGCTGTGCGAGCGTGGCGGCGTCCATTTGTGGCGGGGTCTCCATGTAGGCCCCCCTCCGCCCGAGTTTTCTGCAACATCGGCAGGGTGCGAAAAATCTACGCGACCCGCATAAACACGGGAGAAAAAATTTTTTAGCCCCGTGCAAAAAGGGGGCGGCAGGAACCCTTGCGAGGTTCCCGCCGCCCGGAAGGTGCGCGCCGATCCGCTACTCGACGCGCACGAGCTCCGCAGCCGGGCGCGTCTTTAGGCGCTTCTCGGCGAATGATCGGTACGCGAACGGCCCGAGGTAGAGGCCGTCGTCAAGGACGTACCAGCCCGGCCGGCGCGGCTTCCGCTTCGACGGCGCGTTCTTGAGACGGGAGGGGCGTGAGGCTTTCGACGCCTTCGCCGCGTTCGCGCGGCGCGCCTCGCGCTGCGCCGGCGTGAGCCTGGCGTTGCTGCGCGCGGCGGCCTCGGCGAGCGTGAGCGGCTTCGGGCGATCCCACGGCGGATCGGCGCGGACCGTCTCGACGGCTTCGAGCGCCGCCTTCGCGTCGCCCCTGCGCTCCACCGCGCGCTTGAGCGCCGCGGCCTGCTGGTCTGTGATCGTCTGCATGGCGGCGAGTCTAGCACGGTGGGTGGTCGGAATCAAGCGCGGCCTTCACGGCGGAGTACGGCCCGGAGGCGAGGACGTCGCCGAGGACGACGGCGAAGTGCGCGAGCCCGCGGCGCTCGCCCCATTCCGGGTGCGGGCATTCGCGGGCGCCGCGCAGCTCGACGCGGAGGATCCGCACGGCGCACGCGGGCGAGTCCATCCGATAGCCGGCGCGGTAGACGGCGACGAGGAAGGGCGGCGGGTCTTCGCCAAAGAAGAGCCGCGAGAAGAGGCGCTCGACCTGGACGTTCGTCCAGTCGCGGTACTCCTCGCGCTTCTCGCCGCGCACGACGGCGTCGAGCCACCGGCGCCTGATCGTGAGGTTGATGGCGGGTTTCATTGATCGGCCCTCCCGAATGCGTCGGGATCGTCCTCGATGGAGAACGTCACCGAGTTGCCGCAGTAGAGGTTCGCGGGCCGCGAGTCGCCGTTCGGACACATCGGCGCGTTGGCGTCCGTGTCACGCCCGAAGAGGTCGCACCCGTGCGGCTTGAAGAAGAACGCGCACTTCGCGCAAGTGTTGTCGCGCGGTTCGGTTTCTGGGCTAGACATTACAAGACTCCTTCGCATTAGCGGTCGCAAGCTCCAGTCCGCATTCGGCAAGCCTGTCTTTGACTTCCTCGATGCACTTTTTTCCGAATCCACGAATCGCAAGAAGGTCTTTTTCGGAACGGCGCCTCAAGTCTCCTATGGTGCCAATACCAGCAAGATGCAAGCAGTTGATGGCCCTTATGGAAAGCTCAAGTTCGTCTACCGGATATCCGTTCACGTCGATTCTTCCATCAAGTTCCGCCAATGCCAGTTCATCGTGAGCAGAACGAAGAGGAGGCAAATCTGGTTTTACCTTCTTTCCGCGATTTTCCAGAATGAATCGAACCGATTCAGCCGTATATCCGATGATGTCGGATTCCTCATTGAAACAAGGAGAAAGCAACTGTGCAGAAAACAAAGCGTCCAACTCTTCCTCGTTGGCGGCGAGAAGGCGGCACGCATCCTTTTTTCCAATCGTGCGGAAGGGGTCAAGCCACTTGCTTGCGCCGGGCGTGGCGATCGCTTCCGCTTTCCCTTCCAGAACGGCAAGCGCCGCGTCGGCGTCGGCTTTCGTGATTGTCCTATCGGCCGCGAGAATCGCGGCAAGGGCGGTTCGGGTGTTTTTAGTCATTCCTTGTTTCTCCGTAATGTTTGTGTTGTTTACTTTTCGCCGTCCGGCTCCCAGTCGCCGGAGCGGAGCTTCACGCATCTCACGCCGACGTAGCGCGGGTGCTCGCGCAGGAACGCAGAGCAGTCGCGCCGGCGCTTGAAGTCGCGGACGGAGCCGGTCGGCGCGTGGACCGCGCACCAGAGGACGGGAAGGCGCCTGCGCTTCACGGCCGCTCCTCCTTGCGCCAGCCGCCGCGCTCCGCGACGAGCCACTTGAGCCGGAAGAGCTCGTTCGCCGCGGAGCCGTAGCGCACGAGCGCGTCGACGATCTGCTCCTTCGTGAGCGTGCGCAGCGCCTCCTTGAGCTCGTCCACCTGCCAGCGCGGCAGCGCCGACTTCGGCGCGAAGAGCGAGAGCGCGATTTCGCGAACGGTCGCGCAGTTCTCGCCCGGCAGGTAGTAGATCGAATCCGGCGGCCGGCCGTTCGCGAGGTCGTTGAGCTGGTCGACCGCGTCCTGGAGCGGCTCGCCCTCCTCGGTCTGGTAGTCCGCCTCCGCGGCCTCGTCGACGAACCGGGAGATCTCCTCCGAGAGGCGGTAGCCGTCGTCGGTCATGTCCTGGTTGTCGCGCACGTACTTGATGGTTGTCATTTCGTTTCGCCTTTCGCAAAGAGCTGTTCAAAGGTTTCCTTCATTCGTTCGCGCTCGGCTGGCGTATCGTATGCCGGACCGCCGACACAGATCCTGTCCTCGATGTACCAGTCGAGCCGCGGGAACATATGGAAGAGCACGTCATTCGCATAGCAGGCCTCCGCCGGAACCATCGTCGAGTTGTTCCAGTAGTCGAGGAAGCGGTCGCGCTCGGCTGGCGCGAGCTGGAGCAGCCGGCGGCGCAGGCGCCACCAGCCGGCGGCTTCCTCGTGGCGAATGCGGCGCAGGCAGTCGAGCTCCATCCGCTCCTGCTGGTCGAGTCGCTCCTCGGCGGACGAGAACCGCGCCAGCTCGGGGAAGAGCGGCACGGAATCCAGCTCGCGCCGGACCGCCTTCTCGGCGTTCGCGATCCGGCGCTTGGTCCGCGGCGGAACGGTCGCGCGCGGAATCCGGTGCGTGTCGTGGCGAATCGTCACGGAATGTTCCTCCTACCGGATGATCCCGACGCGGACGGTGTGGTTCTCGCGCCCGTCGAAGAAGAGCGCCCAGCGGGCTGCGGTCTCGCGGCCGCGCGGCTTGTCCTCTCGCCAGTCCGTGACGCGCTCGCCGAGGTTGAGCGACGCGCAGCGGAACGCGATGTCGGCGTCCTCCGCGTCGCCGCAGTCGGGAAAGCGCGCCACGAAGACGTGCGGCGCGGGAGCGCCCGGCCGCGTGTCTTCGTCGAAAACGAGGTTCGTCTGGATGTCCATTTCTCCGTCCCTCCTAGCGGTTGAGCAGCGCCATGACGATGTTGCTCGGCTTCATCTCGGCGACGAGGTATTCGAGCAGCTCGTTGCGGGCGCGGATCTTCGAGCAGAGATTCTCGCACCGGGCGTTCAGCTCCTCGTTCAGCTTCGACAGCGTGTCGACCGTCATCTTGAGCTCCTTCTCCCTGGTGGCGATTCGGGCGGCGCCTTCTTCCGCGCCGCGGCGAACCTTGCGCTCCTTGTCGAGAGTGTCGGCGAGACGGCGGACGGCGCCGATCACTTTGTCGGACAGGGCGCAGAACTCGTCCTTGTCGACGTCCTCGAGCGCCATGTACGCCTTCTCGACAATCTCCTCGTAGTGTTCGCGCTCGACGGGCTTCCGCTTGAGCGCTTTCATCCGGGTCGTGTACTCTTCGTAGTTCATCTCGTGTTTCTCCGTGTGTGTGGTTGTGTGGTTGTGTGTCTGTTCGGTTCAGCCCCTCCCGCGCTCGGCGGGAGGGGCGCGAAGTTTCTAGGCGGCGCAGTAGCGGGCGACGCGCTCGGCGACCTCCGCGGGGATGTACATCGTGCGGGCGAAGAACGAGGCGGCGTCCGTCCGTCCGTACCAGGCGCGCGAGATTCCGACGAACACGCCCTTCGTGGCGTGGTGGACGCGCACGCGGAGCTTGAAGGTCGTTTCGTCGTCGCGGGTCCAGTCGAGGACGTCGCCATCGTCTCCGAGGAACGCGGCGCAGAGGTCGACCTGCTTTGCGGCGGGGATCCGCGCGGGCAGTTCGGCGAAGGTGCGCGCGGCGTCGTCGACGAGATCGGCGACGGCGAGACGGATGTCGCCCTTTCCGGCGTGCTGGACGTAGAGGCGCTTCGTTCCGCACTCGACGACGAGCGCCTGCTTGTCTTCCTGGATGATGTTCGCGGTGGTGTTCATCTTTTTTTCTCCGTGTTTCGCAGGGGGTTGTTTGTGTTCGTGGTTGTTTCCCTTGCAACGCCACTAAATCTAGCATACGCGGGGCGCTAAATCAAGCGAAAAATGCACGCGCCCCGCATTTTCCACGAATCGCATCTCGGCAAGCGGCGTTTCGTTTGTGATTTGCCGGCCATTTGCCGGACTAATAGCCCCGCTTCTCCTTCTGGATCTGCGAGAGCGAGTAGCTCTTGCGTTTCGATGCGACCTTCTGTCCGCTCGCCGCAGGAAGCGCGCAGCCGCAGATCGACGCGGCCACGCAGCAGCCGACGGTCGTGTCGAGGAAGTGGTTGTCGTGGCAGTTCGGGCGCAGCTTCCACTCGTCGACCTGGCGCCCGCGGCCCTCGGTCCGCACTGAGTACTCGCTCGAGAGGTGCTCGCCGAACATCGCGTGCGTTTTCGGATCGTTCCCGAAGAGCAGCATCGCGCCCTTCGCGCCGGGAGACGCGAGCAGGCGCAGGCGCAGAAACGTCTTCCACCAGTTCGAGTCGAAGCTGACGTGACGCGCCGCTCGCTTGCCCTGTACACTCGGGATCCGCCAGTTGAGACCGACGCGTTCGCCCTGCTGCTTCTTGATTTCGGAGAACGGCTTGCTCGCCGCGCCGACGTAGCGCCCGTGGCACGGCAGCACGACGGCCGCGTGGACCGACTCGCGAGCGAACTGGTAGACCGTCTCGGTGCTCTCGCCCCAGTTGGCGTCCACGAGGCAGCGCTCGATCCGCAGCTCCGCGCCGTCGCGCCGGCGCCACGCGCGGCCGAGCAGGTCGTCGGCAAGCGTGTCCAGTCCCTTGCGGAGGATCTCCTCGAGGCCGCCCAGGTCCGGGAACTCGCGCTGGAGCGTCCGCGTCGCGCTTGAGAGCGCGAACTTGCGTCGCTTCTGGTCTGGGAACGAGCCGTAGTCGACGACGTAGCCCGTGAAGTCGTCGGCGAACGCGCACACGGTGTAGTAGAGCAGCGTCTTTTGCACGTCGATCATCGCGACGAGGTGCGTGGCGTTCTCCGGCACCTCGCCGCGCTCGTGGTTGTCCAGACGATGAGCGACGCCGTCGACCGTGAGCTGCTCGTCGTCGCCGAGCGACTCGGCGAGCGGCTCGTTCTGGTACTCCGCGTAGAACGCGCCCTCGTCGGCGAAAAGCTGGTTCATGATGTACTCGACCGCCGAGAGCTCGTTCTTGCCGTAGCGCTCCTTCCACGCCGGCCGGCATCCGGCGTCCATCTCGGAGCGGTGCGTCCGGTAGAACTCCGTCGCGCGCTCGTGCGTGCCGTCGAGCGCCATCTGCTCGTCGCGCAGTTCGCGGTAGCGCCTCCAGAGACCCTTGCTCTCCTTCGCCGTCCAGTCCGTAGGGAACGCGTAGCAGAGCTTCATCTTCTCGCCCTGCCACTCCGGATGCTTCTTGCGGTCGAGGATCTCGTCGGCCATGTCGCCCGCCTGGATTACCGTGCAGGCCATCACGCCGGAGATGTTGACGTTCGGGCCGGCGAGCTTGAGCACGTCGCGCATGAGGATCTTGACGCGGTAGTCCGTCTGCGAGATCGACTTGGCGCTCTCCGCCGTCTGCGGGTCGTCGATCACGACGAACGACGGGCGCACAGTCCGTCCGTCGCGGCGCTTGTACTGCGCACCGCGGATCGCGCCCGTGATGCCGGCCGTCTGGATGACGACGCCGCTCGACGGCGCGCCGGGGATGTACGGCAGCACGATGCGGTCGCTGCCCCACTCGGAGTCGGTGTGGACGCCGTTGAACGTCTGCCCGGCGCAGAGCCGGCCGGAGCGCTCGAGGCGCCGGATCGGGTAGCACGCATCCGGGAAGTCGAGGCCGAGCAGGACGTTGCTCTCGATGTCCGTCTTGATGGATTCGAGCAGGGCGTTCGCCGCCTCCTCGGTCGCGCCGATGAACTCGATGAACTGCTGGTGCCCGTAGAGCGCGATCCACTTGACCGCGCACAGCAGGAGCGTCGTCTTGCCGTTGCCGCGCGGCATCGCCTCGGCGAAGAGCTGCCCCTTGAGAGCTGCGCGTTCGATCTTCGCGATGATCTTCAGATGGTCTTCGCTCCACGGGAGCGAGAAATCCTCGGGGAAGTAAGTCTCGCAGAAGAGCCGCAGGTTCAACCGGCACGCCTCGCGCCTCGCCGGATCCGCGACGGCCGGCATCGGGGCGATGTCGCGGGCCGCGGCGCGCTGCCGCTTCTGGATCTCGTTCACCTGTTCGCGACGTGCGATGTAGTCCGCGTGCCGCCTGGGCTTCGTCGGCGCCTTTTCCGCTGGCTTCGGCTGGCGTTTCCTGGTCGTTTTCGATGGCATCGGTGGGGAGGGGGAGGGGGTGTTTCCCTGCTTGCGTGCTAACTTCAAGAGGTGGGGGAG